TGATGAAATTGTTTATTATTCAGCCAAGTACAAACTATTATTTGGTACTGGATCAGATGTTAATTTACAAGCAAAATTTTATATCATTAAAAATAGCAAGTCTATTATAAATGACAACGATATTAAATCAAGGGTTGTTACTGCAATGAACCAGTATTTCAGTTTAGAAAATTGGGATTTTGGTGACACATTCAATTTTGGCGAGTTGAGTGCTTACATTATTAAAGAGTTAAGTCCAGAAGTAGTTAATTTTATTATTGTTCCAAGTGCTCCAGAAAAATATTTTGGAAGTTTATTCCAAGTATTCAGCATGCCAGATGAGATATTTTTAAGTAC